AGGACTGATGTATTTGGTCTCCAGTAGACAGATGCCCTATATGGGATCCTCTACAGAGAAAAAGGCTCTGAGGGAGTTTAAAGAAGTAGTAACTAGTGTACATACTATCTCTCCAGAGACTTCAACCTTGTTACACAAGGGAGCTAGACGGATTGGTGGCATTACATCGAGAATATCTCATAAGCCGCCGTCCGATTTTGCCGCACACATCTCGGTCACCTCTAGTGGTGAATTCGATTTTACAATCTCCGAGGGTGGGCAGGCTGGAGCAGCAAAGGATGCAATGATGAGATATCTCTTGCGCATCCCAGCTGAAGATGAGAGTGAACAGACACCTTTCGGTGTCGTCAAGCACTACAGAGGATATCCTCTATGGAGCACACTCTTTAGAAACCCTGACTACAGATACTATTTAGGAAGATTTAGATTCCTTCAGTGTGTTGTTCAGGGGTATACAGACGCCGGTGTACCTCTATCACGGAAGTACATGGGTCTAGATGAAGTGACTGGTAAACAGTTACTATACTGTGCATGGAAGGACTCTGAAGCATCAGGGTGCATCCTGCAAAGGGCGAGCACGGTTCCCGAAATGGGAAACAAAGCTCGTATTATAACTGTGTCCCCATGGTGGGTTAACACGTTACAATCACCACTCGCGCACGTCCTTAAGGACTGGCTAAAGTGGCACCCAGTGGCCTACTCGTCCTTTCTCAAGGCCGATCAAAGCTGGCACTGTTTAAATCAAATTATGGCATACCCCTATGTTGAGGGCGAGACCGAGGTGTTATCATCTGATCTCAAAAACGCCACAAATGCGATACCATTTGACGTCCAACGTGAGCTCTTAACGGGCTTCATGGAGGGCATCGGTATTGATATCGAGAATCCGTACGTTAAGTACATTCTGACCAAATTCATTGGTCCCAGGGTTATTACAACTTTGGACGATACCTATACAACTACACGGGGTGTTATGATGGGTGAATCCTTGGCTAAGCCAATTCTCATCCTTCTAAACCTCGTGGTGGAGGAGTTAGCTTTCCTATCTAGCTATAAAGCTATGGATCGCTTAGACTCTTATGCTCCTGCCCCGGATTATTCCAGAGCGGTGCACATTGGAGGAGATGATCACATAGTGGTCGGACCCCCTAGTTACCTCGATAACATCACCAAAATCCATATGGAGGCTGGTTCACAGTTTTCAAGAGGTAAGCATGGAAGGAGTAAAATCGGTGTGAAATACACGGAGAGACTCCTTTTTACGAAGAACCTCGGAAATAGAGTCCCATTTCGGGATGCAGTCCGAAGAATTCGTGAGACACCTTTCATCGATGGATTTAAAGTCCGTCTTTTAGAAAGGGGTCTTTCAACTGAGATAGCCAAAGACAACAAAAATGTTGCCGTAGGAAAGGCGTCTCAGCTGATGAATGGTCTCATATATTTGGGACCTAAGTGGTGGACGAGGATGATCCGCAATCTCTTCATAGAAAGAATGGGTCCTCTTCTACCATCAAAGTTCGTCAACCCAAAGTCCTGGAACTTAATGTTCCTACCCATTGAATGGGGAGGCTTGGGTCTCGGATTTCCGGACGAGATTGTGGAACATTTTAAAAATGCTCCATATCCGTCTCAATGTTTACTCCATGCCATAATTCATGGAGCGCATGATGTGGAGGATTACAGAGTCTTAAGACTTCTGAATACAAACCCTTCACAAAGAGGGATCCCCTCACTTATTGATAAGGAGAGGAAACTTTTAGACGAAATTCATGGATACCTTAAGGTACCAAAGAAGAACGTCACGGTCCTGACCTGGGGTGAGATACTCACAAGGTTCAAGACTAAGGATGCCGATAATGCCATCAGGGAGGCGGCG